ATAACAAGTAGAATACAAACAGTAGAGCAAGCTATCATAGATAACGATGTACGTGGATTAAACTCTAAGCTTGCACAACTAGCTACAAATATGCAGCAGATACTTGAGCAGCAAAAAGTTTTACTAGATTTAAGATCTCAGGTTGACAAAGCGACTACAATAACAGATACTATAGGAGATAAGCTAGACGTAATCCAAACAGAGATTGATGATATTTGGAAAGCGTATGATAGTCTAGTTGAAAAACCTTTAGGATAAAAAATGTCAGAAACTACACGTCAAATAGAAAATATATTTCCAAAGATTTTATTTATTAGAAAAGAAAAAGATGCAAGTTGGACTACACCAGAATTTATAAAACAGTGCCTAGGTCTTGAATACAGAAAGAATGGGGATCATAACTGGGCTACAACAAATGCATATGTATTAGATTTGCCAGATTTTAAAGAACTAAAAGACGCAATACAAGATGAACTAGATAAAATCATAGAAGAATACTATCAAAAGAATATTAAAGAAACACAACTTTATATTACACAATCTTGGATTAATGTTAATGATGATGGAGATAGTCACCCACCACACTGCCATCCAAACAGTATATTATCAGGTGTTGTTTATATAGACGTAGCAGAAAATGATTGTATTGATTTTGTAGATCAAAGACATGATACAAGAGTAGCACTTGAAGGTACTCCTACTTATACACAGCCTGTAGAACAAGGTGACATTGTAATGTTTGATTCTCAAATACATCATCATGTAGTTGCGAGTAACAGAGATAAAAAACGTATATCCCTAGCTTTTAATACTTTTGTAAAAGGAACACTAGGTTCAAAGGAAGGACTAACTGAGGTGAAAATAAATGGCTACACCACGTAAAGGCAAGATGTTTGCCAAGACAGTTACCAACCCTAAAACAGGGCGTAAGGTAAAAGTAAGCTACGGTCAATCAGGTAAAGCTAAAGACGGTGGTAAGCGTATCAGACCAGGAACAAGCAAAGGTGATTCGTATTGTGCAAGAAGCGCAGGTCAAATGAAGAAGCACCCTAAAGCAGCAGCAAACCCAAACAGTCCACTGAGGTTATCTCGAAAGAAGTGGAAGTGTTCAGGAACTAAATCACGAAGAACATGATAACAGTAATAGATAACTACTTATCGCAAAAAGATTTTGATGGAATTGAAAAAGTTTTATTAAGTAACAGTTTTCCTTGGATGTACAGCAGTCATGTAGCGCATACAGCAGATACTAAGTTAGGTTACTTTTGTCACAACTTTTATTACAATGGAGAGCCACAGAGTAGATTCTTAACAGATGGTTTATTAAACCCTATCTTCAATAGACTTAAACCACAGATCCCAATAAGAATGAAAGCAAACCTATATCCTGCCACAGCAGAAGTAACACCTCATGAGCCTCATGCTGATCTTCCATACCCACACAAGGCTTGTGTATTTTGTATAAACACCTGTGATGGAGGAACTCTCATTGGCGAAAGAAAGATTGATTCTGTAGCTAATAGAATGATACTGTTTGATGCATCAGTAATGCACCAATCAACCACTTGCTCAGACGCACCTGTAAGAGTAAATATAAATATGAATTGGTTAGACCCAAACCTAGATGAGGTAGAACATGGCAACACCTAAAAATAAAAAACTATATGCAAGTGTAAAATCAGAAGCTAAGAAAAAGTTTAAGTGGCCTAGCGCATATGGGTCAGCATGGTTAGTTAAAACCTACAAAAAACGTGGGGGTACTTACAGCAAGGGAGGCACAGTTGCAAAAGTCAAGACACGTACTACAAAGTCGTAGAGCCTTTGGTGAAGGTGGACTCACTCAGTGGTTCAAAGAAGATTGGCGTGACGTAAAGACAGGTGAAAAGTGTGGACGTAAAAGTGCTAAGAATAGCGACAGACCATACCCTGCATGTAGACCTGCAAAGGTAGCAGGTAGAATTAGTAAAGCCGAAGCGAGAAAGAAAACCGGGCCAAAGAAAGTTAAATGGTCAGTTACAGCTTCAGGGAGGAAGCGGAAGTGAAGAAGACTATATGTCCAAAGTGTAAAGGCAAAGGGTGCGCTCATTGTGGGGGTACTGGTTATCATAAATCTAAAATGAACAAAGGTGGTATTATGGGAAAACAAATGAATGAAGGTATGAAAGCATTAAAGAAAGCTGCACCAGAGGTAGCAAAGAAGATGGGCTACAACTATGGCGGCATGGCTAAGAAGATGGGCATGGGCTATGGTGGTATGGCTAAAAAGCGTATGGGAATGAAACACGGAGGACTTGCTTGTGGTGCATCCAATCCTCCTGCACGTCCTATGAAGAAGATGAAGAAGTAAATGACAACTAGGTATTTTACAGCAGTCAAAGACTTGAGTGCCACAGCAGGTGGATCAAGTGGTGATGTTGTATATACATGTCCTGCCAATCATGTAGCAGTAATTAAAACTTTGTTTGTATCAAATGGTGCATCCTCTGCAAAGAAGTATAGTCTTCAGTTGTATGATGCATCAGCTACTTCTTATCTTACTATAGCAGATGCAACAACAGTAGCAGCAAGTACAAATGATTTTGTTGTACAAGGTGGTGCTTGCATAGCACTAGAAGCAGGTGACAAAATAGTAGCATTTGAAGAGTCATCTTCTGACTTTCATGTTACAATATCAGGTGAAGAGTATTTCAAAGGAACATAGCGGATATGCAAAAATAGGTACTACTACCTGACCTAGTTTTAAGTATAACTACCCCTGTACAAAACAGGAGTAGTACTATGAAAAACTTACTAAAGAAAATGTGGGATAACCACTGCATAAGACAACAAAAACGTGCAGACTTTAGAATGCTGCACATGTTGACCGACAGAGAATTAAACGACTTAGGTATAGGTCGGTCACAGATAAGGGAAGCAATATATGGCGAGAAACTTAACAGATAAGCAACAGCGTTTCTTAGATGTACTATTTGATGAAGCTAATGGTGATGTTGTCGCTGCTAAAAAACTGGCAGGTTACGGTGATAACAGTAACACTGCAGCGATTGTTGAATCTCTGAAGGATGAGATCGGTGAGAAGACTCGTACATATTTTGCACGTACTGCACCAAAAGCTGCTATGGCTATGGTTGGTGCGTTGTATGATCCTACGGAACTAGGTATTAAAGAAAAGATGGTAGCCGCTAAAGACTTACTTGACAGAGCAGGTCTTGGCAAAGTAGATAAAGTAGATGTCACCTCTGGGGGTGGCATTTTCTATTTACCGCCTAAAGAAGGTGAAAATCAGTAAGTGATTCCACAAAGAGAGTTGGGCTTTTGGCAACTACCCAAACCGTCCAAGAAACATAACAAACAATGGCATCCCATAGTAAGAGTAACTCAAAAGGTTCCTTTCGGCTATGAGGTAGATCCAAAGAACGAAAAGCTACTTGTGCCAGTTGAGCATGAGTTAGAAGCGTTAGAGCTTGCAAAACAACACCTCAAGCAGTATAGTTACAGAGCAGTAGCGCAGTGGTTGAGTAAAGAAACTGACCGATATATATCTCATGGCGGTCTAAAGAAGAGAATAGAAGTTGAGCAAAGACGTAGAAAAGCATATGAAATTAAGCGTAAGCTTGCCAAGTGGCTCGAAGAAACGCTTTCGGAAATCGAAAAGCTCGAAAATCAAGGAGTCGGAGCATACTCAGAAGCTTGCGGAACCACTCGCCCCCCAAGTTGATACGGTTCCAGCGCAAGTAGTAGCACCTGACTATGACGTTGAAGAAGCACAAGAAGTAGTATTCAGACCCAATGCCGGGCCTCAAACATCTTTCTTGAGTTCTTCTGAAAGAGAGGTACTATATGGAGGGGCAGCAGGTGGTGGTAAATCTTACGCTATGTTGGCTGACCCATTACACGGCCTGAACAATCCCAACTTCTCTGGACTCCTTGTACGACATACAACTGAGGAACTAAGGGAACTCATACAAAAAAGTCAGGAGCTATATCCACGTGCAGTTCCGGGTATCAAATGGTCAGAGCGAAAGTCTCAGTGGATATCTCCTAAAGGTGGAAGACTGTGGATGTCGTATCTGGATAAGGATACCGATGTCACACGTTACCAAGGACAGGCTTTTAACTGGATTGGATTTGACGAACTTACTCAATGGCCTACACCTTACGCTTGGGATTATATGAGATCTCGTTTACGTAGCGCACATGGTAGAGAGCTAGGTCTATATATGAGAGCTACAACAAACCCAGGTGGGGCAGGACATTCTTGGGTAAAGAAAATGTTTATAGATCCTGCACCTGCAGGTAAGTCTTTTTGGGCAACGGACATTGAAACAAGTAAAACTATTGTATTCCCTAAAGGACACAGCAAGGAAGGTCAGCCTTTATTTAAGCGTAGGTTTATTCCTGCGTCACTCTTCGATAACCCATATCTTGCCGAAGAAGGTGACTACGAAGCTATGCTCTTATCACTACCAGAGCATCAACGTAAGCAACTCCT